GCAGCCCGCACAGCCTTACCGCGTGTGGCAGTGACCATCTTGACTGGGGCATTCTCCCATTGGTTCTGGATAACGGCCTTCACCATGTCGCCACCGTAGTTGCCCTCTGCGACGATTGTGTCGCATTCACAATCGCGGAAGCAGGTGATGACTTGAGCGCCCCACTCGTTTGGCGTCCCATGCATCGTATCGTCGCTGATGACATACACAAGGCCATCGTTGCCTAGGCCAGCGACCACAATGCCTTGGGCGTTGCCGCTCTCTTGGGCCTGCAGCTGATCCTTCTTCTTGGTCTTGTTGAGGTTGCTAGTGCCTGAAGGGTCAACGCCCACAACCACGCGAAGGAAGCCATTGACCGGACCTTTGCGGACTGTGGCCCGTTCGATCATGCGGCGCGTCCACAACGCTCCCGGCACATCGTCCAAGAACTCAGCGTTGAGCTCCTGCCGGCCTAGGCGCGTGCCTTCATACTTGTCCTTGAGCTTCTTCATCGCTGTAGGAGAGAGGTTCTCAGCGTTGTCGAACGTTCGGCCTGTCGTGATCACTGTGGTCGGATCGCTCATCACCACGCGCGTCAGGACGTTCGGCTTGGGCGTCGTTGTTGCGCAGATGATCGGGCGTTTGCCCAAGCGAAGGCCGAACAACAGCTGATCCCAAGTGTCCTCATAGCGCCAAGACGAAAGCTCATCACACCAAGCGCCGTGATGCTGAGGACCACGCAGACGGTTTGGCTCTTCAGCACCGAAGCACTTTGTGCGGGAGCCATTGGGCAGCGTCAGCGATAGCTGTGAACGGTTCCACATGTAGGGCTGATCACCGAGGCAGGCCAGCAATCCGCTCTCACCCTCAACGCACACGTCTCGTGCTGCCTCTAGCGTCGGTGCCACGATAGCCCAGCGGGTGTTAGGAGCTTGCTCCATTTCCCACTTGAGCCACTCAGCGCCGCTGCGGGTCTTACCGAAGCCACGCCCAGCGAGCATCAACCAGATATTCCAGTCAATGCCCGCTGGTGGTAGCTGTTCAGGGCGCGCGGTGTTGAGCCACGCTACTCTCTGTTGGAGGTAGCGCTTGCTTCGGATTGCGATGTTGTCAGCAAGCGCCGCCATAGGTCAAGCTCCTAGTTTGCTTTCGGCGCTTTGGGCTTGCGCGTCTTGTCGCGCAGCCAGCGCAGGCCGTTCTTGATCGGTACGTCATAGAACAGCACCAGTACGAGCGTCAGCACGACGCTCCAAACATCGATGTGGAGGCCAAAGTCAATCATAGCTCTCTCCTTCGCGGTTGAAACCTTTGGCGGCCACCGCTGATGGTGGCACAACGGCGACCGCCTCGCTCCCTAGCGCTCCAGACGCTAGGCGAACCTCTATTTGACTTGGATCGGGGCCACTGTGGTTGAGCAGTCAAGCCATTCGAGGTGCTTGTCCCCAACGCTTACCTTCATCATCGGTCGCCCAGCGGTGCGATGGCGGGCTACATACTCAATGGTGATCTCAGACGTTCGGAGGTCAGTGCTCATTCCATTCTCAATGAACTCACACAGGTCATCAGGGTCGCGCCAATCGTATGCGCCTGCCTTATCGAACCACTTGATCAGCGCCGCGTCGAAACCAGCCCTGCTCCAATCCGGCCCCGCCATTCGACGGCGCTGGATATAGCGGGTGATGATATTGCCCGGCTGACGCTCCTTCTTTGGGCGGGGTTCGGGCTGTGCCTTCGCGGCGCTAGGGCTGGGCGCTAGGGCCTTCGCCCTTGCGGCCTTTACTTCGGCTGCTACGCTCATGCTCGCTTTTCCTTCCCAGGCTTAGCGTCGATGACGTCTAGCTTCGGTCGGCGCACGCCCTTTTGCATCGCCACCAAGCGGCTCTCCAGATCGTTGAGGTTCTCGATGGCCTCTTGCTCAGAGGCAGCAGCAGCAGCGATCATCAATGGGTCTTCTGGCGTCTGCTCGCCATGATCTTGGAACTTTCCTTCACCGTACATCTTGCGGTTCCACATGCCCATGAGGCGTAGGCGCGTGTCAATGCGCAGGCGCTTATCTTGAACGTGGGTCATACCCTTCGCTTCTTCGTCAGCGATGTCCAAGCATTCTTCGCCCATGGCGTGTGTGCCAATTTCACGCCCGCGCGCGAACCGAAGACCAGTCTCATCGTCTTCACGTTCCCACTTGCGCAGGGTTCTCTCACTCGGCATCATTGCCATAGTAGAGATTTTGCGCAGGGAATTGCCTTCACACAATAGCTCGAACACACGCTCAACAGTCTCAGGGTTCCACTCAGTCAGTGGATGTGTCCTGATGTTTGTGTTCTTGTGAGTTGTGCGAGGGGGTGTAGGCTTTCGCGGTTTGCGAGCCATTGTGCACCTCTACATGTTTTGATCATAGCATAGCTACAGGCGGTGCCTCGCTTCTGTCAGCGTTAGCACATCACCAAAATTCGCCGCCCCGGCCCCCTCAAGCTGCAAAGCGCTTGAAATTCCGAGAGTTCAGCCCATCCGTACCCAACAAGCGCCCGCCTTTAGGGAAAGGTTTATGGTTTGGCTAGCCCCCCTTTAGCGATTTTAATTGGAACCCCACCAAACAAAGGGGAAGTCATAACGATCTCACCGGTTGTGTCCACAACGCGAATGACTTTCTGTATCATATGCTTCTTGAAGTACCACGGGTTGAGTGCAAACTCTTTCCCAACAGATACCTCCACTTCAATCCGCTTATTGTCATCAATAACTGCTCCAGTTACCAAGCCAGTTACGCGCTCGATGTCTTCATCAGATACCCAGCCCCAGCCTGACGTTGTCAGCAGCTTGAAGCTCTTTGTTGGGCGACACTCTGGCATAGGGTAGATTGTCTTGCCAAAGAAGTACCCAGGCATCAACAACACCTCCTTCTCCATCTTGCGACGACTAGGACCAGAGCGCACCTTGGCTTTCGCAACAGGGCTGAACACATAATCAAACACTTCCATGCGCTGCACTTCCTCCATTGCTTTCTCCATGCGTTGTGGCATGCAATAGAAGATGAAGTTGCGGACAGCCATGCGATACGCAAACAGTGGCCGCTTCGAAGGCTTCCACGCGTCAGTCATTAGTACACAACTCCATCCACACCAAGAGCCTCACAAAGTTCAGACCCAAAGCATATCTTGTGAGCACGCATGCCGCCATCGCGCCAATTGTGGACTTCCTCACCAAGACAGATAGCCCACTGGGAGTTTTTCGCATTCGTCCCCTCAGATATCATAACCAAGAAGATAGTTGTAGCACCGCACTGCTTCTGGTTCACGTGCCAATTCACCTGAGAGGGCTCCACAGAGACATAGATGAATTTGCCTTCACCCTTCCTCTCAACAACGCGCTCACAACGCTTGAGTTCACAAGGCAGATAACCCCACTCAACTCCGCGCCATAACCACATATCAGGACCACCAACAGAGCTTCCATGAGTAGGCTCGCACCAAGTGATGCGTTTCAAACCAAAGATTGTCGCCAACAATCCTCTCGCAGTCTTCTCAAATTGCTTGACAACCCCAACAATCTTGGTGACAGTTTCCTCAGGTTCAATCTTGCCAGCAGAAACCTTCTGCCTGTAGGTCTTCTCATTCATCTTGAGTAGCTTCTTCACCACGGCTTTCTCCTTTTTACAGCTAGGGGCGGATTTAACGACCCCCCCCTTTTTCGGGTTCTATACGGAAATAAGTATTCTTCTCACTCAGAAACTTAATTTTGAAGAAGAAAGGGAATTTTGGGGTTTCGTTAAATCGGCCCCTTCCTCCCTTACATCCGGTCTTCAGCGTAGTCGTTTGGTTTGGTTAGGAATTTTCGCGAAAGGTCGAAGGATATTTGAACAGCAGCCTCCGGCGTGCTTTTCCCGTTTAGACGCCCTACGGCCTTCTCTACAGCCGCCGTGAAGGCGTCGTTATGGACCACGAACTCACGCCGCTTCCCGATTTTGACCCGCTCGGGGAGTACCGAGACCCCAGCATCTTTCATCGACTTCCGAAGCTCGTGATCTGTGTCATGAACGATCCCCTGAACATTGCGCTCGATGTATGACCGCACCTCAGAGAAGGCCATTGATACAGGCTTGGGGTCTTCCTTGATCATCTCGCCCAGCGTCCATGCCTCTTGCTGAGCCTTGCTACGGCTTTCGTCAATGAGGTCGCGCTTACGTACAGACATCGGTGCATCCTCGCCAGACTTCACATAATCCCCGTACTTGATCGCCCAGTCATAGATGATCGACAATCCGCCAGAGCCAAGCCACTCAAAGAACTCATCGAATTGCTTAGGTGTCCATCGAGCCTCAGTCACAGTCGGATAGAACCATCGCCTGTCGCTCTCTTCCATCTTGAGCGCCTTCAGGGAGTTTGAAGAAGCCATCACATGCGCCCAATTCTCGACAGTGTACCCCTTCTCATTCTTCTCGTTGACCTCCACTGACTTATCCGTGATGATCTGCTTCAGCTGGTTGTAGGCTTTCCACGATTGGCCTGCATATACCTCCCCGACCACAATCAGTCGCTTCTTGGCGAGCCAGCCGTTGAACTGGCTGTCAACAATATCCTTCTCGCGCGGGAATGAGCAGTTATGAACGCCAATAATAGGAGCGATGATATCCTGGCCCAACGTCGTCTTACCAACGCCCTGCTTCTCTGAGACAAGCAAGATCCCCCACTTCATCCGGATATCAGGACGCGCCATAAGCGTAGCGCACCATCTCATCATATGCTTACGCTCCCCTTCATTTGGGAACATGTACGCCATGTAATTGAGCCAAGGCGTCGGATCGCCCACTGCGGGTTTGATGGTCCCTGGAACGTGGAGGTTGATTGCTGCATCCTTCCCATCCGTCATCCGAACCTCAGCCATGTCCGGCCGATAGGCGAGCTTGACAAAGCGCCCACTATACTCCCTCAAGATCAGGTCTGTTGTATTCTTAGCGTGAGAGAACGGCATCAGCATCTTATTGAGGATGTCAGGTTTGCGAAGGAGCTCAGGCTGAGAGACGCAGACGAACAGGTCAGCAGTCTCGATGTAGTACCACATATCACGGAATACAGACCGCAACATTGCGATCGGTCGGCCCTTCTTATCGGGCGGCTGATAGAGGTCAGTCGCCCACGTCGCTGGTGAGACTAGCGAGTTGAACGATGGGCCATTGTAGTACTTCATTTTGCCAATCGTCTTGAACATGCGCGGCGGGAACGGATCAGCCAAGTCAAACGAGACAGGGAAGGCGTCAGTGAACTGGACGTGGAAGGTTTCAATGCGCAACTCTCTCGCGATAGCCGGCACAGCCGACATACCCATAGCGTCGTTATCGGCCACGATGTAGACCTTTGTGACGCCAGCCTTCATCAGCGCTGTCCAATCGGTGCGCGCCGGGCTAAGCGCTCCCCCGATCCATCCGAGATGGGCCGCGTTAGAAAGCTCATTGCCCCAAGGATGATCCGCCAGAGCCTTCTTAGCCTCAGGCGTCTGAGCCTCAACCATCCACCGTATGTACGAAGCAGCCTTCGCTCCTTCGTGGATGAACACTGTGGTGTGGTTCTTCAGTTGATCGAGGCCCCACAGCGGCAACTTGCCTTCTGGCTCCATCGCCCTCCAGCGGTTGTCGCTCCAGAACGTCCATGGGACATACTTCTTCTGTCCATCCTTCCCCTCAGAGCGCACCTGTGACATGATGTAGTCACCTTCGACAGTGACGAAGTCATAGATGCTGTCCTTGTCTACACCGTCCCAGAGCGAAGGAGGCTTGGGCCTACGCTTCATGGTGACGGCTTCGGGCCACTTCGCCCCTGCCACAGCCACCTTAATCGCTTCAGCTTCTGCCTCGTCAGGAAGGTACTCAGCTGCCGCACAACGGACATCACCGCTACGCGTGAAGTAGATCACAGCGATGTCGCGCCAGTACTTACCGTGCTGCTCCTTCACAACAGCCGATAGCATCGACCGCCCCTCAGCGTTGATACGCTTCAGGTACGCCGCAACAGCCGGCAATTCCTCCACGCCGCCAATCGCAGAGGCTCCATCCTTCTTTGTTCTAGTTGTCTTGGCCATCGCTCGCCCCTTCTTTCACTTCCGTCTCTTCCATATCGCCCATGTACTTAATCTGCTTGACTGCGATCATGCGGAAGTCCTTGGGCACCTCTCCCTTGATCGCATAGATGGCCTTACCGGGTCTGCCCCGGTCGATGACACTGGGCGCTAGACGTTCGAAGTCCCACCGCTGTATTCGGCACAATAGATCGCCGCTGTCATCCTTCATCCACATATTGAGCGCCATGCTCGGACCCTTCAACTTCGTGCCGCCACGGTTCGCTACCTTCTGGGCGTCATTGTCGTCGCGCAGTGCGATCTTATCCACGACACCTATGACCATGACGTTCTTTTGCTCTTCACCGTTCGCTTGAACCTCGATCATGCGCGTGGGTGTCGTCGTGATGTTTCGAGTGCTCAGGTCGCCGCCTGTGATCTCCTTAATGCGGAAGTCAATGGGCCAGAGATTGTCCAACTTGGTCTTTGGGTTCTGGAGCTTCTTCTTCAGTGCGTCGCTCATGTTAGAGAACAAGTCCCCATCCGACCCACGCGCCTTCTTCCCCTTATCGGAGCGGGGCTTGCGGTTCTCGCGCACCTGCTCAAGCGCCTTCGGCCCTACGCCCACGATGTTGGAGATTGGCCCTAGAAGCTTCCCGTTGTAGCTGATCCACTTCTCTGTGTCGCTGTGGATCGGGTCCACTGGGATATAGTCGATGCCCTCAGTGTGCAACTCCCTCAGCAGGTTCAGCTGGCTGTCTGCGTCGGGCTCGTGCGTCAGCGTCGCAGCCGCAAATTCTAGTGGATGGTGCGCTTTGAGGTAGCAGCAATAATAGCTGAGGAGCCCATAAGCCACTGAGTGAGACTTATTGAACGCCCACGATCCATAGGCACATAGATCATCCCAAATCTTTTCTGCATCCTTCGCAGGGACGCCTTTCGCAATAGCTGCCTTTTTGAACGGATCGCCGAACTTGTCGAAGTACTCCTTGCCCAAGCTTTTGGACATGGCCTTCCGTAGTGCTGTAACCTGTTCCCAATTGAGGTCTCCAATGTTTCGTCCAATCTCCATGACTTGTTCTTGATACACCACGACGCCCAGCGTGTCTCTAAGATATGGCTCAAAGATTTTGTGCGGATATGTGATCTTCTCTTTACCTTCGTGGCGCGCAACCCAGCGGTTGGAGCCACCACTAGCCATTGGTCCAGGCCGTGCCAGAGCAGTGATTGATATGATGTCATTGAGCTCTCCTACATGAATGGCGCGCGTGAGGCTCATCAATGCGCTGCCTGTGAATTGGAATATGCCTGCCCAGCGTTGCTCGTTCAGAACATCGAACGCTGCTTTGTCATCAGTGGGTAGCTGCTCCAGCCATTCACGAGGCTTGGAGAGTGCAACCAGTGTATCTTCAAGGACGGCAAGTTGTCGTAGCCCCAGCGCATCGATCTTGAGGAGGCCCAATACCTCAGCGTCATATTTGTCGCAATGGACTGACCCCTTGGCCAAATCCAAGGCCACATAGTCCATGACAGGCCGCTTTGTGAGGATGACCCCTGCTGCATGTTGGGAGTAGTGAC